TCTTCTTCAGTGGGTTGCTCGACTTCGTCAAGATCAAACAGTTGTTCTAATTTACGAGTCATCTTTTTCTTCCTCCGCTATGGTATATATCATTCTCAGTTATCACTCGAAAAATTATACCTTGCCGTTTGCACCAGGCATTAGCTGCTTCCCACTTAGCATAGTTTACTGCTACTGCTGCCTTGTCTCGTTGACTTCTGGCGTTTTCCATTGTTGTTTGTTTTACTGGTTTAACTTCAATTAGCTCTGCTCTACGCTTGCCACGCTTGTCTTGGTAAACTATAAAAAAGTCTGGAACATAAATTGTGTTTTTTCCAGTAAGTGGATTTTTATAAGGTATTGTTATTGCTTCACTTGCCCACTGCACAACACTTGGGTGGTTGTCACAAAACTGCATAAACGTTAATTCCCAGCCACTGCGATATGTTGGTGTTTTGTTTCCTGCATACTTCTCTGAATTTAGAGGAGTAAACTTTCCTTGGGCAAACTTTCTTGCCATATTAACTTCTTATGTTCCGCATTACATTTTGCGATGGAACTGTCTTAGCCGAAAAGCCGATCTTACTAGTGTTACGTCTAGTACTATTAAACAAACCTATTAGTGCTGTCTTAAAACTTTCGTTTTGATTGTATTTTTTAAAATCACCAAGTACAACCATTGGGTCAATACTGTTTTGATAGGTAACTTGAAGCAAACTGGTTGTTAAACTTTTTGCTGCTTCTTTGTTATTGTTTGTTCTTGACAAGAAAAACGTGTATACTGCATCATACTGATCGGCGCTTACCGGAGACTGATTATTATAAAAGTTTCCAAAATATTGTTCTTGACTTTGATTATTATTTTGTAGCTGAGGAAGATTAGTTGTCATTGGCAGTCCTTTTACACATATGGTGGTTTAGTTGCTCTTACGTTAGTACTAGACAAAGGAGGATATGAACTTACAAATAGCTGCTGTTCTGCTGGAGTTAAGTTATTTGGAATTATAGGATTAATAATAATTTCAGCTGTGTCTTTTTCCGCCGAGGTAAATGCTGTTGGTACGTTAACTGAAACTCGGCCAAGGCTTGAGTTAACATTGTTAGATGAATTGTTGCTACTAATATTTGTTCCGTTGCTAGAAATGCTACTACTATTAATGATAGTAGTAGCTGTTGTGTTAGTAGAAATTCCTGCTGCAGGTCCCGATTGAGCAATGTTGCTAGTGTTTGACAAACTTGAATCTGGAAAACTAAATTTTTCGTTCTGGGAAGATTGAATTACTGTAATACTTTTACTTTGTTCATATTGTTCTACAGTAGCCGAAGAGCTACTGTTTGAATTAATTTTAGAAACATTTCCCGAAACTGGGTCTATGTCAGACATAATAAATGATCTTGGGTTTGCTAAGTTTCTAGGCTCTATAACAGTATCAGGAACAGTAGACTGATTGCCCGAGCTTCGATTAATAGATATATTACTCATTCTTGCAGTTAAATTAGTGGCTTCAAGTAAACTTTCGTTTTGGTCATAATTTTCTGGATTATTTTTTCCAAAATCTGATATTTGATCATTTGTGCCTGCGCTGTAAATTACATTTTCATATTCAATTGTTAACGACATTGACATTGTTTTTGCCGAATCACTGTATTCATGATCACTAAATTGTGCACTATTAATTACTGGGTTTACTAATAGCATTTTGCTGTATTCGCCGTTGCCCATACTGAATATTTCAATCTTATTAATAAAAGGCAAGCTGTTACCGTTATCAAGGCCATATCGTCTATTTAAGCTATAATTTGCATATACATCATCAATGTTCCAGGTACTATTAATTGAATGGTTGCTATCGGCATTGTAATGTTGATTATACGCAATCCACATATTTCTGATGTTGTTAGCAATATCATCATGGAATTCCAATTTAATAGGTTGGTAAACAACACGTTTGTTTATAATACGTTTTCTATTATATTGGTTAAGTGTTTCTGTTTCAAATTGGGTTTCAGGCAAATCTGTTGATTTTACTAAAACACTAATATCTTTAGTCTCAATACCGCGAAACCTTCCAAGCAAGTTGTTGAAAGAAAGGCTAACGTGAAAATTGAACCCGGTATACGGTGTTTTTGTATAACCGGGTTCTTGTGTAAAGGTCTTTGCTGCATGATGGTAGTCGCGAAGAGCAAAGCCTTGGTTTCTTGGACTATTGAGATCGGCCATTTATGTCTTTCGTTAACTACCTGTTGAGTTAACACCCACTGTTCTAGTTACCTGAGTACCTACGCCACTGTCATCTGGCTTTTGTAAAGCATTATCAAATCTAAGTGTCATGCTAATAGTTGCAGGTTCGCTGGTATTATATGCTAGTTGGTTGTAGTTTACATTTTGAACAAAACAGCCATACAGTTCCCAAGTTTCTAAAATACCTGGTTCAGACGTGCCATTGCCGCCATCGAGCATTTCAAATTTGGTTTTAAACTTATAGTCCATGCCACTTGCTGCACTAGCTTGTTCAAAAAAGTCAAACTGTCTTTGTAGTTGTTCACCAACAAGTTTACTAACATTTCCTGCTGCATCATCACGAAGATTAACTGTAACGTCTTGCCATGTGTGACGTCCAGCAAGTCGTACTTTACTGTTGTACACATCCAATGTAATGTCATCAAAATCAACTTGTGGTCTTGATATATCCATAACTTGTTTAGTTAATTCGGTTGTTGGTTTAGACACACCAAAGTTTTCAAACAGTACTCTAAAACGATACTGTAACTTTGGCATTAATAGCCCCTGTGCGCTTGCGCTTTGATCTGTTGCAACAGGAACGGTAAATCTATTCAAACTTGCGACTGCCATTTAAATTTCTCCTAAAACTTTTTATAACAGTATTTATCTATTTCTTCGGGACAATTTCATCCTTGTTCTTAGATAGTTTTTATAAAAAAGTCAAGAAAAAACCCCTCAAATTTAAGGGGTTTTAACTTACTATTGGTATATCTTTTAGTTTGTAATAGTTCCAGTATTTTGAATTCTAACCGGAATGTATATAAATTCTACTGCTTTAACTGGCTCAATTGCAACATCAATATAAAGTTCATTGCGATCAATCCGAGCTGGTGTATTGTTTGAATCATCACAAACTGCCAAATAATCATACAATGCACGTTTTGCTACTAGATCATTTAAGAAGCTATCAATGACACCTTTTACTTCGTCTCTTGTAATTTTATCGTTTGGTTCAAACAAGAACGGGCGCACTATTAGATCAAGTTGTAATCTTATAAATGCAGTAAGTCTAGCAACATTGACTCTATCTATGGCACTAGGCGCAGTGGCTCTAGTTTTTTGTCCAAACGCAACAATACCAGTTTGTGAAGTTTGTACCAGTGGGTTAACTCGGTTTTCGTAAAGTGTATCTCTTACACCTTCACGTACACCAATTGACACAAACTCACCGTTACTGCCCAGATAACCTAATCTTGTTGCATTATCTATTGTACCACGACGTGTGCCAGCTGGCGCAAACCATGGATAGCTAACTTGGTCGCTACGGATCATCATACGCATAACAGCGTAACTACTTGGCATAGCAACACTATTTCCGCTTAGGTCAGACCCTAGAACTGACGGATACCAAACTCCTACGTAAGGATCTGACGTTACTAGTGAACTTTCACCGTCAGTTCCGTCAAGATCTGCGTTTGTTAACCAATTTGTTAATGCAGTGCCCTCGCTTGCTACACGCATAGGACTATCGCCAACTACAAATGCAGTTTGTTTTCTATCGTTATTTAACTGAACCATGTTTGATATTAGTTCTGGATAACCCGGTGCAGCAATTAGATTAAACTGACGCTGCTCTTCACGTATGGCTGTATTGCCATCAATTGCTGCTTTCATGGCTTTAGCAATAACATTGCGTTGTGCTTTACGTCCAAAAAACGCATGACCGTTTTCTCTTGATCCACTGATTGATACCCATGTATTTTTTTCAGTTGGCAATGTTTTACCAGCGTAGTCAACAGCATTAAAGTAATCAACACGGTACTCTTTAACATTAAAGTTACTTCGTCTTGTATTAACTAGTAACATTCCTCTTGGGTATAAACTTGCAGATGGTGCATCAAGATCTAAATAATCATTAGTTAACAATGATTTTATACTAGGTATTGTACCAGAGTTTACATCAGTGGTACTATCTCCCATAAATCTTGCATCAGCAAACAGAATACCGTTTTCGGTTGTTTGATCGGCTGTGTTAATTTCAACCCATTGGTCAACTAGCGAAACTAGTTCATATCTATAGATCTTAGGATAATTTTCTAGATCAGTTGTGTCGATCCAAAGATCTCCATATGCCAATGCCGATTTGTCGCTTTGTTGTGTTGGTTCTGTTGCACTAAAGATTGGCCCATTAGGATCAGTATTGCTCAGGTTAAACCCTCTTGCATCAACGGTTACGTTGCTGTAACCTTTCCAATTGGTACCATCATGGATCATAATATCTGCTTCGCCGGTTTCGCCCCAATACCATTTTTGTTTATTTACAGGATCAATACCAGGAGCAGTTGCACTAACTGTTATATCAGTGACTCCCCAATTACTAATGATAAGATCACCGAACGCATCTTCTCTGGCATAGGTGCTGGTGCCTGTAATTCCGGCATCTGCAAGGGGAGTACCACTTACTTCTGCTAATAGAATAACACCGCCTGCAGTATGTGAAATAGTAACTTCACCTGTTGCTGCAACAGATGCACTAACATTAGTTAAGTTAGCAGCAAGAATATCTTCTACCATGCTAGCTGCAGTAGTACCAGTTAATGTAATAGTTGTTGCAGAAGGCATCGTCGACGAGCCAATTGCACTAGCACTAATACTAAAACTTTCGCCAATTACTAAAGTTGGAGCCGAGGTTGATCCAGTAACTGTGACAGTGCCTGTAGCTAGTCTGTCAAATACTTTGTAGGTTACTATATCGCCTTCGGTTGAATCATATTGAACAAATACTGTTCCGGCTGCAATACCAGCGCCGCCTCTTAGAGGATCAAGTACGGCATTTGCACTTTGGCCGTTTTCATATAATGGTGCGCTGACTAATTCCCATGCACTAGTTAGAGCATTATAACGTTTTACTGAAAAACTTGCACCGTTATTAACGGCTGTTGTTTTAACCCAAACACTTTGGCTTGGTCTAGATTGACTGTCGCCTGTTTTCCATTGTGGAAT